GTAAGACTGTGCTACGAATTGGATGCTTATCCAAGTCCGTAAAGAAGTCCGAGTATACAACTCTTTGTGTTAATGGTGTTGCCATATGAAGCAATCTCCAGTTTTCTTTTTATTTATAAGACTAATTAAGGTAGCTAGCGATTACATTCTCGTCTAATATATTATTTTTTATAGACTCTCTTAAAGCCCTGCTGACAGATATGTTTCTTAACTCTGCTGGTTGAAAATGACCAGAATCATTCTTAATATAATTCTCTAAATCATATTTTAAAAAATGTTTTCTAATGATACCAGTGTAATACTTAGTATCCCATTTTACTTTACCATTAACAATAAAAACAATATCACATGCACACTTATAATTATGCCAACTTTTACCTGCTGGCGCTGCCTTTGGTCCCCCATTTTCGTAAGCTCTTCTTAAAACAGCTTGTTCAGCAAAAGTTCTTGTAGCAAATGAATATCTTACCGTACCATTCATAGCTAAAATGGCAGGATCATTCTGAACATCACGAATAGCATTAGCAAATCGCTCTCTAATTTTTCCATGAAGAGTATTCACTTTAACCGCAACATCTTTAGCATATCTACCTTTAAAATATGAAGCATCATACAATTTATTATCACCAGTCCATTTTATAACTTGACGAATGACTGCTCCTTTATTCGCAATTGGTCTACCTGCCGCAGCAGAAGATGCCGACCTTTGATTGCTTGCTCGTTGTATATCGGCATAGGTAGAAGAAGCGCCATTCACTCTCTTTGAAATACACTCACTCTCTGTCCGTATCTTTTCATCGTGCGCTTTATTAGCTTTTGCAATTTGATTTTTTACGATTTGCTCTATTTGCACCGGATCAGCTTGTGGATTATTTTCTTGCGTTTTCTTAACCACAGCAGCAGTTGCTAATGCAATTTTTTTATTTTGAGTGTCAGTAACTAGCCCCTTCACACGGTCAAGTTTATTCGTAAGCAATTTTTGTGTTGGTGATAAACTCAAAGCGCTTACTTCTACTTTATCAGCAAGAGCATCAACGTTTTTTTGAAGATTCTTAACCAATGCTTTAGTAGATTTTGAAGTATGAACACTACATCCTTCTGTAATTTTTATTGTTTCTGCTAAAGAACTTTGCACACCACCAAGAAGTGCGTCAACAGAAGACTTAAAAGTATTTGCAACTGCTTCTGCTTGCGCTTCTAGGTTTTTTTGTAAATCGACAGTATTGATAGATTCGAGATCATCAAGAGTATCAATAATATTATTAGTAACGTTTGATACTGCTCCTATAGTTTCATCAATCAAATTGGCAACAGTTTTTTCTGCTTGTGAAGCAATTGTTTTTGGTTCTAAATCACTTGCAAAATCAAGTAAACCGTCAGTTACGCTTGTGACAACGCCTGAAATAGAAGACCCAAGCGCATCTAAATCAAACGTCTCTAAACTCAATTCCTTTGGTGTTTTAGAACTCGCAAGTGCTGCTAATACTACTTCACATCCACCAGCAGCAGCATTATTAAATTGGTCAATACCAGCACCCAAATCAGACAGTCCTTCAACGGATAAATCAAACGATTCTGGTGAAAAGTTTTCAATATCTACTCCGCTATCAAAAAGAACTGTTGATAATTGAGACGTATCTAGTGCAGCAATACTAGACGATAAGTTTCCAACTGCTGATAACTCATCAGTGTTTAACTCTGTTAATTTTTTTGTAATACTCTCTTTGAGAGCAAACATATCTTGTGGGGCAAATGCTTCTGACGGTACAATAGCGTTGTACTTTTGTAACTCAGAAAAAATCTCTCCATCTGGACCAGGGCCAGGGACAGAATCTGAAATTTCTAACAGGTCATTAGATGTTAGAAAAGGAACATCAATAGATAATAGAGACATTATAGTTCTTCCTCCCCTAGTGGATGAGTATCTCTCCAGAGTTCTGGCGGGTCAGTAAAGCTGGAATATGGATCATCTTCGAATTCTGTTTCGATTGGAAACTTTCTATCAGGTGGATCAGGGAATAGATGTTTAAACGCTGGCTGCTTGCCAGATGGTTTTACTCGTGGTACATTTACACCATTAAGTGTTGTGCTGAACCCAGGGTCAATTTCAACTGCTCCACTAGTATTCAAATCAATCTTAGCACCATCAATAGCAATATTACCAGTCGCTTTAATATTTGTTTTACCAGCAGCATCGAAGTATGTATTAGCACCACTCTCAATTCTCACATCTGTGTTAGCATATGCAGAAACAAATCCAGTATTAGCATAGATGTGAATATTGTCTTTCTGCGCTTGAATGTAAACGCTTTTATTAGCAAAGACATTATAGCTATCAAGAAAGGCTTCTTGTCTGATTGCAGAACTTCTCTGTGCAAAAATATCACCTGAGTTCATATAAATTCCACCTGCAACATTTAGATTGTAGTCGCCATGCACATTCGTGTTCAAGCTACCATCAACAGTTAGATTGCAATCAGATTCAACTGTAACATTACAAGTACCCTTTACGACAACATCTGCTGTGCCGTTAATCATAATTCTACCATTCTTCTCAACGATTGTTACATCATCACCGATAATCTTATTCACACGAGTACCAGTTGGACCAACTTCTGTGAATGTACCAGAAGCATGATGAATGTTGATACGCTCTGAGCCTGGTGTATCATCCATCTCAAAGACATGACCCGATTCAGTCTCCTGAACTTTATTGTAGGGATATTCAGCATTGTATGGCGGAGGTGGTTCTGACCAAGGATACGCAGGGCAGTGTTCTTGGTTGATAAATTTACCAGCAACATGAGTTTCTCCAATATCCTCACCTCTTGCAAGACGAGAAATATCTGGTTGATACGATGATACTGGATGCGGGTTAGCATCAGATGCTGCATTGAAACCAAGTGCTGTATTTACAGCAGTTGTAGGCATACCAGGCATCACACCAAGAAGCATTGGATGTTGAGCATCAGCACCATCAAGAAAGAATCCAAATACCCACGAACCTTCAATCGGTGGCTTGTAGTTGATATCATACGAACCAATAACAGGTATTGCCCAAGGTAGAGTTTCTGTAGGCACATCTTCTTTACTGTCTGGATGAATATCAAAGCAGCGAACACGAACACGACCCATCTTTCTTGGGTCTCTACGGTCTTCTACGACGCCCATAAACCATAATAAATTTCTAAATCCATTTTCAGCCATTACACTTCACCCTCTGCGGTCATATCTGCTATTGTCGAAACCCCAGACTTGTCTCCAGGAAATAAGTCTTTAATTATAGTCAGTCTGCTTGTATATTGTTTACCTTTTATATAATGTTTAATAGTTTGCACTAACCAATATCCAGAAAGACTTTTATGTCTATCTTTAGCCCCAACAACATTTTCAAATTGAGGTATGTCGAGTAAAATAACATCACCAGCAAATAAATCATTTCTACCGTATATTTCTATTTCAATAGAGGTAGAGTTTAGATAGTATCTATTTGAAACTTTAGGACCAGTAATATCTTTGTATCTTTGCTGTTCTCTCTCGAAATCAGTGAATATCATATATGATTTCATAACATTTTCGTCACTGAAAAAAGCATCAGTAAATTTTTCAGTATGTGGAAACCTAACTGTATCACTCAAATGTTTGTAGTCTTGAAAGCTATCTTTGTATTTAAAAATATTGTGAATATATTGTTTGTTCAATATATCAATTTCAACAACGTCAGAAACCATAGCACCGACGTTCATTTCAGCAATCGTATTTAATCTGTTAGGTATAAACAATGAAGTGATGTTATTCATTGCTCTATCTCTATCAGCAGGCCCCTCTATTGCAATAGACGGGTCATACGAATATGCTTTTGCAGTAGGTTTAGATGTTCTAATCATTTCTTCGTGAGTGATCATCTTAAACTTTTCTCTGTTTTGAAAGAAGTAATAATTAGAACTTCGATCATCAGCAGAGAACGATTTCCGACATAGAAAGTTGATAGCCTGAATAGGTTGTAGAGAAGGAATAACTAGAGTCTGCGTACCAGTTGTATCTTGGATTTCGATATCGTTAGCAGAGTTCTTAAAATTGGTTTCATCTACAATGAACTCATCAAATATTAGTTGAGCCATTTCTTTAGTAGTGAAATCAACATAACTTTTTTGTACGTTTTTACTTGTGCTTATAAAATGCTGTGGTGATATAAACTGTAATCTATAGTACATATAGTTTTGTTGATCACCAGGAACAGCATCTGATAAGCTATAAATTAAAAACTGTTGTGTAATCTCGTTTTCAAAAAAATCTACATATCTCAACGTAAAGATTTCTTCCCCAAGTATAGGAAAGTTATCGATAAGGCCTGACGAATCCAACAACATCATTTCACCAAAAAGCAAAGGCGAATCAATAGACTCGGTAAACGATATCTCTGAGATGTAATTTGATATATCAAATGCAGGTTTTTTGAGTTCACCATAGCGATTAAGTGTTGCTAGTTGAATATCACAAAAACCTATGTCAAATGTATCATCACTCATTTAATAAACTTCTTAAATTTTCTAGAACTGTTGGAGCATACGAAGTATTAACGAGAATGATATTTCTTAATTCCTCATTCTCTTCCATTTCGTAATCAAAACGACGAACAGCAGTCCATTCTCCGGCAACAAAATCACCATTGAATGTCTGCGCTCTTATATATGAATCTGGGCTAATCAGTATCGTCTCATCATCAGTCTTTTTCCAATGAACGATATTATCAGTTCTGGTTGTATCTTGTCCCCATACGATAGCATCAGTGCCTGTAGGAAGTGCTTGACTTGCATACTTCTTTCTGAAATATTCAGTGAAGTTTTCGTATGTCTTTGGCCATTGAGTGTATGGGTCAACAATGTCGTTAGCAAAATATACTAACCAACTCATAGCAGGGTCATCATAGTAGAAGTCTGCAATGTCTTCTGCTTTCTCATCTTCTCTTACCGTATAGCGAAGAAAAGCGTATGGGTCATCCTGTGATAGCCCATCCTTCAGAACTGTTTTAAGAGAGATGTTCTTTACAGACTTCTCAATCGTAAAACTACCATTAGCAAAAGCGTATTGTGTTTGTGGATAGTATCTGAAATATTTAGACATTAATTACCCCCAAAATTCTCTGATTGTTTTTTAAGTGTATTTTCGGGTACTACTTCAGATACTCCGCCATAATCTTCTCTAGTCCACATCTGCATTTCCTGCATAGTCACACTAAGTTTAAATGCTGCCGGGTTACCACCTTCTAGAAATGCGAGTTCTCCACCACCAGCATAATCAACATCAACTCTGTTAATCATACACGGCTTGAATGCAAGCGTATCAACTCCTTTAATTAAAGGTAAGCAGACGCTAGGGTAAGACAGGAATGCTCTACCACCAGCAGTTACATTACCCGCTTTGAAATCTTTATAATAAGGAAGACTATGATATTTAAAAAGTCTTATAATTTCAGATACGTTGTTGCTTTCAGAACGAGATTTAGGTACAAATGTCCAGTTGAAAGTAAATGTTCTTAAATCAACACCATCAAATATTAACGCTTGAAAGGGATTTCTTTTAGCCCCAGCACCAGCCTCAACACCTTGCATTACAGCGGGCGCTATCGCAGTAGCAGCTTCACTAGCAAAATAAGAGAGTGCTTGACCAGCAAGTTCTTTTGCCCCTATACCTCTCACAGCATCTACCAATGCACTTAATCCACCCGATGACAATGCAGCCGTAGCACTAGCAGCAGCATTACCCGCTAAACCAAGTTCTGTTGCAGAAACTCTCACACCTTGTGCATCTATAAGGGCATCAGGCAAAGAAAGAAAAAGAGAATCTTGAAGGTCTGCTCTCGTATTTGATATCACACCAGAATCTTTTTCACCGTATGAATATTTCTTAAACATCAAGAGCATACCAACATCCCCCAAATCAGAAGGGAATTGTAATTGATTCACTTGATTTTCTGTTTTTCTACGATTTCGTATAGCATCTGGTGAAGGAGGCACTTTAGATGGCATGTTCGAACCCTTATAAATACTTATTTACATCTATTTATAACGAAAACATTATGGCATACAAAGGAAGATTCAGACCTTCAAACCCTCATAAATATAAGGGTGACCACACTAAGATTATTTATAGAAGTCTGTGGGAACTAAAGTTTATGAGAAAATGTGATGAGAACACTGGTATCGTTCAATGGTCGTCAGAAGAAATAGTTGTGCCTTATCGTAGTTTGATTGACGGTAGAAAGCACAGATATTTCCCTGATTTTTGGATAAAAAAACTAAATAGTGACGTGGTACTCGTTGAGATTAAACCAATGAATCAGTCTGTACCACCACAGAAGAAGTCTAAGGTTACAAAGAGATATCTCGAAGAAGTGAAGACATGGGGCACAAACTTATCCAAGTGGCGTGCTGCTCAAGAATATTGTGATGATAGAGGTTGGACGTTTATGGTTCTAACCGAAAAAGGAGAGGCAAGAAGTTGGCGTCAATACATAGAGAGTTAGACCCGTACTTACAAGCATTAGAACTGGAAGAACATAGAAAAAATATAAGTGAAGCCCAAAAGAAAAAGCCGCTGGGAAGAAGATGGTGGACTAATGGAGTGAAAAGAACAAAATCATATCAATGCCCTGAAGGTTCTGAGGGCGAATGGAAACTGGGATGGAGTATCAACTAATGGCCACGGTCTTCG